CGGTGCGCCCGGATCATGGCGCACGGCATGGTGACCGGCAATCTCGAGCAGGCGGCAAAATTCGCCTTCAACACGCGGATGTCGTCGGCGGAAGCTATCGGCCTGCTCGGTGACGGTCCGGTAACTGCGGAAGCCGCACCGAAGGCGCCCGCAGCAGCGACGCCTGTCGCTCCGCAGCGCAAGTCTCTCGACGAGCGTATGGCGCACGCGCGGCCGACCAACCCCGGCGCATCTACCCCGGCTGCCGTCGAACCGACGCTGGCCGAAAAAATCCTTGCTGCGGGCCGTTTGCGCCGCGGCGAGGCCTAACCCCTCCCCACCAACGGAGATTCACAGATGTCTTTGACTGTCACCACGGTTGGGGAGAACCCCCAAGTGCCGTCGATTTCGGCACAAACCTTCGTTCCGGATCAGCTGATTGCGGGCCCGAAGCAGATCGTCACGCGCAACGTGACGCTGACCGGCGGCCCGTTCGTGCGCGGCACGGTGCTTGGCAAGATTACGGCCAGTGGCAAGTTCACCGTCGCATTGTCGGCATCTTCGGATGGCAGCCAGACGCCGACCGCAATCCTCGCGGACAACGCGGACGGCAGCGCTGCTGATGTCGTCGCTGGCGTATTCCTCGAAGGCGAGTTCAACGTCAATGCGGTGACGCTGGGAACGGGTATCACGGCGCAGGCGGCCACGGACGCGCTGCGCCCGCTCGGCATCCATCTCAAGTCCTCGGTCTCGGCTGCCGACCCGAGTTAATTCAACCAGAACTGATGTGAAGGCCCCGCCACCGTGCGGGGCTTTTTCATTTGGGCCACAACTCGGAGAGTGCAATGCCCGGAAATCTGATTTATGACACCAACACCCTGATCCAGGTTGTTGCCAACCTGAAGCTCGCGCAAAGCTGGCTTCTGGACCGGTTCTTCCGGAATCTGATCACGTCGGACACCGAATTCGTGTCGATCGACGTCGACGTCGGCAAGCGCCGGATGTCGCCGTTCTGCTCGCCGATGGTCGAAGGCAAAATGGTCGAGAGCCGCCGCTACCAGACCAACACGTTCAAGCCGCCATACATCAAGGACAAGCGCGCGCCCGATTTGCGCAAGCCGGTCCGTCGCATGATCGGCGAGCGAATCGGTGGCGACTTCGCCCCGGAAGTTCGCGAGCAGATGAACCTCGAGTTCGAACTGAACGACCAGATCGACATGCTGACGCGTCGCCTCGAATGGATGGCCGCTCAGGTCCTGCTCACGGGCACGCTCACCGTCTCGGGCGAAGGCTTCCCGACGACCGTTATCGATTTCGGTCGTGACGGCTCGCTGACGATCGCGTTGACGGGTGGTGCGCAGTGGACGGCCGCGAACATCACTGCTGGTACGGCAAACCCGACTGGCAATATCGAAACGTGGCAACAGCAGATCCTGAAGTCGTCCGGCGCAGTTGCCACCGACATCGTGTTCACGCCGAAATCGTGGAACGGCTTCAAGCTCGATCCGGTTCTGAAGGGCGCGATTCTGTATCCGACACTCGGCGAGAACGGAAATGTCGTGAACGTCGGTGCGCAGATCCAGCGCGGCGCCGTGTTCAAGGGTCGCTGGGGCCAGTATGACCTGTGGCTCTACAACGACTGGTACGTCGACGACAACAACGTCGAGCAGCCGATGCTGCCGGACGGCTCGTTGATCATGTCGGGCCCGGATCTGCAGGGCACGCGCGCTTTCGGTCAGATCATCGACCCGCAGTTCAACTACGCGGCGCTCCCGTTTGCCCCGAAAACGTGGCTGAAGGAAGACCCTGCTCAGCGCTTCCTCATGATGCAGTCGTCGCCCGTCGTCATCCCGAGCCGCGTGAATGCCGCGCTGGCCGCAACCGTCGCCTGAGGTGAACATGGCTGAAAAACTCATTGAAGCTGTGGTCGCCAAAGGCCGTTGCATTCACGACCAACTCAAACCGCACGAAGACCCGGTCATCAAAAAGGCCGGTGAAACCGTGAAGCTTCCTGAATCGGAAGTGAGGCGGCTGCGTGCGCTCGGCTTCCTCAATCCCGAAAAGGTTGAGGAAGTGCAGGCTGATGGTGCGCAGATCACTGGCGGCCAGGTCTCCGTATCGCATTCGGAGTAAGCCATGGATTGGGATGACGTAGTCGACGCAAAGATTCTGACGCCGCTGCAAAAGACGTTCGGCACAGCGATCACGTATCAGCCCGCGACCGGCGCGTCATTCCCGATCACAGGAATCTATGACAAGGCGTTCTTCGGCGTCGATCCGACGTCTGGCGAGTCCGTCGTCACGAATCAGCCGACGGTCGGCGTGCAGCTTTCGCAGTTTGATGGGCAGCCGCCGCCGCTGCAAGGCGATCAGCTTCTGATCATCAAGACGGGCGAGCAGTGGGAGGTTCGGGAGGTTCATCCCGACGGCCACGGCGCCGCACGGCTGATGCTCAACGTACCGGGGCAAACCGATGTCTGATCAGACCGCGCGCGCGGAATTTCGCGTCGCGTTGCTTTCTGCGCTTGGCATGGTGAGCGCGCACCTGTATTCGCCGGGCGACTGGAACGTCACCGCGACGAAGCTGCCCGCGATCAAGGTGCGATACGGCGGGGAAGAGAAGCGGTCGCTCGGCGACAACGGTCAGACCGCTTTCAACACGACGAGCATCTTCGAGATTCGCGTCGAAGTGTCGGCTGCGTCAGGACCGGCAGCGCTTCTCGCGCTCGAAGGCCTGCAGGCCGATATTGAAGCCGCGATCTTCAAGAGCGTGCCGATTCGTGAGCTCGCGCAGGATTTTCCGTTCATGCGGATTCAGACCGATGTGAGTGCAGACGGCGAGACGCACATCGGCGGAATGCTGATTTCGTTTGGCGTCCAGATGTACGAAACGTTCTATCCGGACGTCACCGCGCAGCTCGCCGAGATCGATCTGACTGCCGACATGGTGAACGTCTACGACCCGACGGGCACGTATGCAGATCCGCCATTCCCTGACGCCGTGAATCCGGCACCGCGTACCGAAGGCCCCGATGGTCGGGCTGAAGGCTTCGTCAAAGCAACATTCTCCTAAGAGGTGACGAATGATCGTCAAACCTGCACCGGGCCTCAAAGTGCGGCATCCGGTCACGAAGCAGTTTCTGCCGCCCGAAGGCATCGAAGTGCCGGATGGCGATATTTTCTGGACGCGCGCAGCGAACGACGGCGATGTCGCCATCGAAGTGCCGACGCCCGCAACCGCAACGAAGAAGGGTGGGGGTGACGCGCAATGACCGTCCCGTTCAAACAGATTCCGCAGAACCTGCGCACGCCGCTGTTCTTTGCCGAAATCGATAATTCGCACGCCAATACGGCGGTCGCGAATCAGCGCGCGCTGCTGATCGGGCCGATGACGACCGGCGCGGCCGCGCAGAACGTGCCGCTGCTGTCGGCCGGCACGGGTGACGCGAACACGCAATTCGGTGCGAACTCAGTGCTCGCGCTGATGGTAGCCGCGTATCGCCAGAACGATACGTTCGGCGAACTGTGGACGCTTCCGCTGGCTGACGCCGCCGGCGCCACTGCTGCGACGGGATCGATTGCCGTCACCGGCGCGCCGACGGCGAACGGCACGCTCGCACTGTACGTCGCCGGGCAGCTTGTCTCTGTCGCGGTGGCGGCAGGCCAGACAACGGCGCAGGTCGCGACGGCTATCGCCGCTGCGATCAATGCGATTCCGGGCATGCCGGTAACCGCATCGGTCACGACCAGCACGGTCAATCTGACGGCCGACAACAAGGGACTCGTCGGCAACGACATCGACGTTCGCTTCAACTATCAGGGCGCGGCGAACGGCGAGGTCTTCCCGACGGGCTTCGCGGCGACGATCACGGCAATGACGGGCGGCGCGACAAATCCGACGCTGACGACGGCGCTCGGCAACCTGCTCGATATGCCGTTCGACTTCATCGCGTGCGCGTTCACCGACACGACGTCGATGGATGCGATCAAATCGTTCCTGAACGATTCGACGGGCCGATGGAGCTGGCAGCAACAGGTTTTCGGGCACGCGTTTTACGCGTATCGATCGACATGGGGCGGACTCACGACGTTCGGAACCGCGCGGAATAACCAGCACGAAACCGTGATGGGATTCAACGATTCGCCGACGCCGGCATGGCAATGGGCCTCGGCGATCGCGGCTGTCACTGCGGTGAGCGTGCGGGCTGATCCGGGAATCCCGATGCAGACCGTCGCGCTGACGGGTGTGTTGGCGCCCCCGCTGCAATCGCGATTCAACCTGAGCCAGCGCAACACGTTGCTTTACGACGGGATCTCGACATTCACC